TTCGTACCTTTGCTTTGAAGCGAACTCCTTACTTTTTGTCGTTTTTCTCTATAATCGTTAAGTTTTTTAGAATTAAAAGATTTACCGTTGCTGAGTACTGCAATTTCAATCAATCCCATATCAACTCCAATAAATTCCTCCACATCTACAACATCTTCTTCGGGTACATCAACAGTTTGGAAAAGGTAAAACTTTCCTTTTTTGTAAACCAAATCAGCTTCCCCTTTAATATAAGGCAAGTAGTTTCGGTTATGACAGACAAAGGGTATTTTAATCCTTCCACCGATAGCCCAAAGAGAAACAATATCATTAGGCTTGTAGGTCATAATACGACTATCGTAACCAATGCTTCCAAGTGGTCTAAATTCTCTTTTGGTTTTCTTGTCAAGTTTATAGGCATCAGCAACCTTTGCAATACATCTTACCAATATTTGAGAAGAAAGTTTGAAAGCAGCTTTGTAGGTATGGTAAACTTCGTGATGCAACTTAAAGTTATTGAAAATACGTTTTTCCCAAACCACAATAGAAATGGCATTACAAACAGCATTAGCTTCCCTCATCGTTTCGAGAAGCAATCCAGCCTGTTCGTCAGTAGGCAAAAGTTTTATTTTCAATGTCAACTTCATGATGCAAAGATACAAATATTTTCTGATATAAGAAATTTAATTATTAACAATTTAAAAGCGTGGCAGTCGCATTCCTCCCACCGAGCCTTCGGCATCAGTAGGTTTCCTGCTCTAAAATTATGAAAGCACATAAAAAGAAAATATTAGACAGATACGGTCAAGAAGCTCTTGACAGGTATATGAAATCAATCAAAGATATCAAGTCATTTAAAGATGCTCCATCAATGGGATTTAATCCTTTTATTACAAATCTTTCAAATGTTATAGAAATGAAAAATGTAGTTAAAGGATCAGTTAACAAGGTTGGTAAAGCATCTATTATTGACAGGGAAACCGGTGAAATAACGGATGCTGATGAAAACCGCGTATTTGTACGTAAAGAATACGTGGACAATGATAAATTTGTCAAGATATTCCAACGTAATATCAAAGAAATGTTCAGCCTTACACATCCCGGAATTAAAGTTTTTGGATTTTTTCTTGATCAAATGCAAAAAGCAGAAAAAGATACTGATTTTGTATATTTTGATCTCCAGGCATGTATGGAATTTTGTGAGTATTCCACGCATAGACAAGTCTATTTGGGATTAACCGAACTAATAAAAAAGGGATTTGTCGCCAAAACAGAGCGGCATCCCTTTTTTTATATAAATCCGGATTATTCTTTTAATGGAAAACGAATTATTGTTTTTGAAGAATACATTAACAAGTCATATATGCAGCGACAGGTAGATAATCGTATAATGCCGATAAACAAAGAAAACAAGTAGTTATTTTTTTATAAATAATTATAATCATGGAAGTAAATATTCAAATGACATGGATGAACTATGTCAAAGAAAAACCTATTAAAAAGCAAGATAAACATATACTTGCATATACCGGAACTACAAAAGCAATGGAAATGTATAAGAAAGGATTTGTAGGTGGAAAATTAATATTTAATATTGATTATAACCGGTATGAAGGATGGTGGAAAATGACGTTAAAAGATTAATAAAACCTTAAAAACAATTGCAATGCTTAAAAATTATTCGTCAACGTACAAGCTTGTGAAAATACCAAGCAAAATTGAAAACATGAAAGTAACAAATTCATCAACAATGTATTCGTTTGTAAGGAAATTTTTTCATGAAGATATTGAAATTTATGAATCTTTCTTTATTGCCCTTCTTAATAGAAATAATGTAACTACTGGTTGGGTAAAAATATCTCAAGGAGGAATATCGGGAACAGTGGTTGATGTTAAATTGATTTGTAAATACGCTATTGAAAACCTTGCATCTGCTGTGATATGCGTGCATAATCATCCTTCAGGATGTTTAACCCCCAGTCGTTCTGATACAGAAATTACAGAGAAAATAAAAGGAGCATTAGGATATTTTGAAATTAAACTATTAGACCATCTTATTATTGTTGATGGTGCTTATTTTTCATTTGCTGATGAAGGATTATTATAATTACATAAAAACAAACAATTAAAAAAAAGAAATCATGAAAAAACTAACAATCTTATTAACTGTATTTGCATTAAATATTTTTACTATTAATGCACAAGAAATTTCAAGTATTGATAAAGAAATTGTAGACATGTTATCTTCTGATATCATTGAAAATTTTGGAGGTGGGTATATTGATCAGGATCATATTAAAGAAAAAAAAACTTTTTATCTTGTCCCAATAACACCGCCAGATTATTTCGACCTTTCGTTAATACAAAGATGCGCAAATAAAGTAATCAAATCTTATAATGATATTATCATATTAGAAAACTGGTTTTTATCTGAAGATGTATATATATTAAATTTTTACATATCAGAATATGATAATGCGGGACTCACTTTCAGATATACTGAAAATGATAATATATTTTTTATTGGAATCGTTAAAGTTCAAGAATAACAAATCATGGAAGTAAAATTTAAAAATTGGAATTGCATTGCTGTAGGTGGATACTATGGCAATGCAAACAAAGCAATACAACTGTTTGACCAGGAAGATTTTTTTCCAGTAGCAAAAGCAACTGTAAACCTTGTAGAGGAAAAGATTGACCCTGATATTGTATTTATCAAAGATTATTCTGAAAACGTTGGTATGAAACAAGCTTTAATCAATGCTGGTATAATTAATCCAAAACCAGTGCATACTGCAAATACCAGGTTTGAAACTGTCTTAGGTTTTCGTTTAACTAAAAAAGCATTGGAGAAATTATGGAGCCGCGAATAGCATTGATAAAGATTCAATATATTGATAATAAAGGTGTTTTTCATACTGCTGAATTTAGTGAAAATTCACTCAAAGAAGCTTATGACTATTTAGATGAAATGATTAAAAACAGCAATAAAAATTCTAATTCTTAAAACTTAAATCATGTTATTTTTATTAAAAGTTACTGAACAAACTGTTCTTGATATGGAAATTATTTGGCAAAAACAATGGTTATGGATTGTTATTGCTGCAATTATATTTATCGTATTTGTAGCAATAACAACAGAAATGCTTTTCACATGGATAGATAAAAAAATTATGGAAAACGAAACTTCTGAAAAACCAATAAAAACAATAGCAAAACCAATCGGGCAAATCACGGAACAAGAATTTTTTGAAACAATAAATAGATCTTCTTATTCTAAAATAACACAAAATACAGCTATTACCAGACATGGAAAAACAGTTAATTATTGGGTAAGACATTGCGATAATAGCTGGACAAACACTGATTGTCGTACATTAGAAAATTAAAAAATTAAAACATTATGAAACGTATTGCATTAACAGAAGGAAACGGAAAATGGTTTGATGCTGATAAAGCAGAACTATTTAAAGAAGAAGTTTATTTTGACGGAAGTAATTACATTAGCAAAGCTACAGGAAATCAATGGCATCATGAAGCAATTTTCAAAACAAGATCAGGTGCTTACATTTTAAACTGTTATTCCAATTTCCAGGGAAGCGTAGATACTTACGAAGAAATTTGTAAATTACAAGCTTCCAGATGGTTTGCCAAACAAGCTTTTGATGAAGATGAAATTCCGGAAGATCTTCAGGAAATGGTTGAGAGTTTTGAAATGAAATAACGGTTAAATATCTAAAACTATGAAAACGATAATAATGATTCACGGCGGTATCTCTGAAATGAATGTAATTTTCGATAAAATGGAAAAATATGTTCATTTAATCCAAAAAGATGCAAAAACTCATAAACTTTTGTTTTATAAAAACATAAGTGATGCAAAATCAGATATAATGAGAGCTTTTCGAGAGTTGAAATTAGACGAGCCGGATTTTCATGAAATTGAATATTATGATCATAACCTGAGATATTCATCTACAACAGCAAAAATATTAGACCAGGAAAATACTGATTATTTATTTGAAAAGTACAAAGTATTGCTCGGAGATGAAAAAGAATATGACATAAAGATGAAGTTTAAAGCAGAATTTAACGGTAAGATCAAAGCTCAAAATTTTGCAGAAGCAAACAAGATTGCAAGATCACATATCCTGGTTGTTGCGCAATCTGAAATAATCCAAAATGATCTTGACATTAAAATGGAAAGATATCCCGAAAATGTCGAGATAAGATTTTATAAAAAATAAAAAACAAGATGAAAGACAGGTCATTCTTTAAAATGCAATTAAAAGAATTATTAAACGAAAATGAAGCTGAAAAATCTTTTTTAAACAATTTCAACAAAAACATTGATATAATGCATTTTTATGACCAGAAGGTGTCGACAGTCGATCAATATGTAGATATGCTTTCTGAACAGACTTTAGGCCCTAATTTGATTAAATCTGCCTTTCATTGGCAATCATGGAAAGAAAATGATTTGTGGAAATCAATTCATGAACAATGGATAAGAAAATGGTTAGAAATAACTATAAATCCAAAAGATCCTCATGTGAAAAATATTGATCTTGTATTTCCTCAAACCGGGCATAGATTTATCATGCACCTTAAATCTGATCCAAATTTCCAACTTGAAGAATATCATATCAATAATGTTGACCTTTCTGAATTTGCTATGGCGTATTTTTCATATGTAGGACAACCAGTAGAGGATTATTATGGCAATGACTTGTTTGATATATGGGTAGAGATATACAATGCAGGAGAATATTATGAAGAACATATCGAGTCTTACCAGGGAAGAATTGATTCTTCAATTGCAGAATTTAACAAATTATCTATTAAAGAATTAGTAGAAATTAGTAAATTTGAAGAAAATAAAACAATAATGAAGGATCAGGTTTTGCTTTCTATTAAAGATGCACTTGTGAATGAAAAAGGTGTATCAAACAGATCGAAATGTAAAGAAGAAATAAATCAATGGAATAATTTACTGGGAAAACCATTAAACGAAACTCCATTTTAGACTTATAGTTATTTTTTCATAAATAAGTTTTTCCATGTTGATCGAATGATTTGGTTTTTAGGTTAGGCTCTCGGGACAATTGTTCCGGGAGCTTTTTTAATTAATAAATAAACGAAATGGTACGATTACATAAAAAAGAAACAGAAGAAGAACAACCAAAAGTTGAAAGGAAAATATATCCTGAAATTCAATTTTTGAGAAATGATGATTTTCAAAAACAGGCAAATGATATGGACTTGGAAAATCAAAAAGCATTATTGCAAAAAATGCGTGATAACAGGGAATTCTATAAAAAAATATTAATCGAGCCTGAAAAAAGAAAAAATCCAGGCTCTCACCGCTATAGAGATGCGGAAAAGAAATTATCATTATTATGTGATAATGGTAAATATTTGTCAAACATTTTAAAATAAACAACATGGAAGCAGTAAACATGAAGCAGTTTGAATCAAACCAAACAGAAATTTTTTCGTTTGAAGATGAAAAAACAAAAGAAATTTCATTTGAAAATTTAAGTAATTCTATTCGTCAGGAAGGAAAATATGGCGATACTCTCAAAACTAAACCAGTACAAATATGGACGCTGGGAAAAAAGATCATGAAATTAATGGAAAGCAATTCTGTTAATTATTCCGAAGATCCTATTTACGTGCAGAAAAAATCTTCAAATGCCCTGCTGCGCGATGCTGACAAACAAGCCGGGTATAAAAGGCATTATGCTCCTATTGAAAAGTGGAAATTTGATAAAGTAATCATGTCCTACAATATTCCAAAGATTTCCAATGTGTATGGCACAAATGCAAGAATTGGAATTACATTGAATGATCTTGGCGTGAATGTAGCTTTCGGTATGAACGTCGTTGTATGTTCAAATTTCAGCGTAATGGGAGGAACTATTATGAGAACTTACAAAACGCACAGAAATTCGGCAATGGATTGGGACTTGATGAAGTATAAACTTGAAAAATGGGTTGGGAATTTGGATCAAATATTTAATCTTCAAACAAAAATCATGCACAACATGAAATCAAAAGAATTAAAAGATCCTGAAATTATCACTGACACTATTGGTGATCTGTACACAAAAGCAATTCGTTCTGCTTATTTTAAGGGTGAACCAACACCAATGGATACCCATGAGTTAAGTAAATTTACACAGGAAATGCTTCGTCAGAAAAAAGAAGAAGAAAAGATCAGTTCTGTATGGGATCTTTACAATTGGGGAACTTCGATTATGAAACCCGGAATTACAGATATTGGAAACATATCTGAAAATAGTGAAATGTTTTCTGATTATCTTTGTCAAAGATTTGACATTGAAAATGCTCAAATTCTTGCAAATGAGTAAAAGTAAAAAAGAAAAATTCCCGGTAAAATCTATTATCGGGAATTTAAAAAAGAAAGAAAATACATTGATCAACAAGGAACAAATCCAGATCAATTATTTTTTGCTAAGTAATAGCAGGAGAGATCGAGACAACGTGATCAAAACAAGATCAAGAAAACAAATGCTTAATGAAATAATCAAATTAATACAAAAGAATTATGTTGAAAAGCCTATTTAAATTTATTGAAGAAAAAGAAACAATTACAATGGTTGTTTCTAAAAAAGGAAAACGATTATCATTATCTATTGTGTCCAGCGAAATGGAAGATGTGCCACCGTTATCTTTTTCAGGAGAAGTTGATGACCTGGAAGTTTCAATTCCTCAAATTCTTGATGAAGTGGAAAATTCAAAATCAAAATTCTTTTCAAGTAAAGACGAGTTTGTTAAAGCTGTAAATGAAGCTGCAAAGAAAAAAGAAAAGAAAGAAGAAAAACCTGTTGAGCCCGGAAAAGAGGAAAACGCTGAAACAGAAAAAAACAAAGAAAAACAACCGGAAAAGAAATCAGAAGAAAAACCGGAAAATGTAGAATCCAAAACTGGTAAAAAATCAGTCAGCCTTATGGATTTGAAAAAGAAAGATGAAGAAAATAACCGGGAAAGCGTAGAACATCAACCGGTAAATGATGAAAATCAATCCGGGAATGGCTGGGATGATGAAACTTCTGACAAAACAGATGATGAGGCAAAACCTGAAAATAAAAATGAAAACGAAAATCAATTATCTATTATGGATGATGATGATGAATGGTAAAAATTATGAGTACAATTAAAAAAGAAAAACTTGACAGGGAATTTATTATTTCTAATGAAGGTAAAAACAAAAAAGTATTGTCAGATTCAAATCCTTTATATACTCCTGCAGAAGTGTTGAAACATTACTCTGCTCTTTATCCGGAATTGACAAATGGAAGCGTTGTAGGCCCGGAAATACTGAAAAATAAAATTAAATATACTATTAAACCTCACATCGGAACAAAAGGTTAAGATATGAAAATTACTAATGCTATTGAAAGGCTGGAAGAGAAATCTTCTCAGCCTTTTTTATTCGACTTTCATGAACTACCCACTCACGCCAGAGGCGATGGGTTAGGCTTCGAGGGTCACAGACTTACCTAATGTTAAATTTAAAATCAAATATGATGATCACAAAAAAAGATCTTATCGAATTACTATGCTCTAAAGAAGAGCAAAGAATAATTGATACTGCAATTCCTTTGGATTGGGCAAACAAAGTCAGAGAATATGGAATAGATACAAAATATGTTGTTTGGCTTTGTGACGGACCAATAGGAAGACCAATATTTCTTGCTGACAGATTGTTAAAAATGTACATTGATTTAAAACATATACAAAATATAAATCAAAATTCAGATGAAGATTTTATTAAAAAATATCCTTTAACACTTGGCAATTCTTACATGCCCGGTGATTCTTGAAATATATTTAATAAAAAGATGAAAAAAAGTGAAATTCTTGTTTATAAATTCAAAAAAAAGTAGTATTTTCAACGTTCAAAACGATAAATAACTTAAAAAATTATGAAAAACTTTAATGTCCTTGCTATGGATCCTAGCATAACAGCATGGGGTTACGCTGTATCTGATTTAAATGGTGAAATATTAGAGGTTGGATGTATAAAAACATCAAAACAAAATAAAAAAAGAAAGATAAGAGCAGGTGATGATGATATTCGCCGTATTGAAGAAATAGTATCTATACTTCTTTTGGTAATTGAAACTTATAACATAAAATATATTGTTACTGAGCAACCTCACGGCAGTCAAAATTCAGATGCCGCAAAAGTTGTAGGAATGGTAAATGGCGTGTGCGTAACAATTAACCTAATATTACAAATTCCGATTGAATATTATTTAGAAGCAGATGCAAAAAGATGTTTATTTAATCGTAAAGAAGTAACTAAAAGCGAAACAATGCATTTAATTGATAAATTATATAAAGTTCCATGGACGGGATTTAAATATAAAGACGAAGCAATTGCTGATGCAATAGCTATACATTTCACAGCTTTAAAACAAAGCAATACATTAAAAATAATAAAATCATGATTATGAATGAAAATTTTGATTATTTGAAAGGAAAAGTCACTGTTAATGAGATTATTAATGTTGTTTCAATGGCTATTAATGAAGATAAAAAGAAAATTACTGAAAAATATGTTGGGGACAGGAAGAGAAAATACGCAATTCCAAGACAAATAATTTGTTATTATGCTAAAATTCTTACTTTAAATTCCTTAGCAGAGATAGGTGAAAACTTAGGAGGCAGAGATCATGCAACAGTGATTCATTCAGTAAAAACAGTTAATAATTATATTGACACGAAATATAATCTTTTCAATAACTATTTTGAAAAGACCAATAAAGCGATGAGAAATTTTACTCTTGAAAAAAAGAATAATTCATTCTTTAAACCTCAAGTATATGCTATAAAAAATGAAGGTGCGCTTTTACTGGCCAACAATAAACATAACAAGTATTATGAATCAGCAAAACCGGAAATTTCGTGTCACGTTTCAAGTGAAGAGCAAATCAGGATATTTCATTCTATTAGTAAAGAAGAACCAATATCATATAAAAATGAAAAAGAAATATTTATTTTATCTAATAATTCCAGATTTTTATGAAAAACATTACATGGAGGCCTTATCAAATTGAAGCTAAAAAACGTATCAAAGATTCTTATAGCAAAGGAATTACTGAACAATTGATCGTACAGGCTACAGGGACTGGAAAACGCATTGCTTCTATTAATTTAATACAACATTTTAAAACTACTCTTTTTATTGCGCATAGAGAAGAGCTAATAATGCAAGCTTTTAATGAAATTGAACGATTTTATCCTATGCAAACAGGTGTTGTAAAAGGAAAGAGAAATGAATATGACAGGAAAATAGTTGTTGGCAGTGTACAAACTTTAATAAATCGTCTTGACAAAATTCCTGAAAATGCTTTTGATCTTATTATCATAGATGAATGTCATCATTATGTCAGTCCCTCGTTTTTAAAAGTAATACGTCATTTTAAGCATAAATTAAGAACAGGATGGACAGCCACTCCTAAACGTCTTGATGGAATTTCTTTGACAAATCTTTTCAGAGAAATAACTTTTGAATATAGAATTGAAAACGGAATACAAGACGGATGGCTCTCACCTATTGAAGCATATCAAATATATACAGATACTGATTTAAGCAAAGTAAAATCAACTGCCGGGGATTTTAATCAAAAACAATTGAGTGAAGTGGTTGATAATCCCAAAAGAAATATGAATATCGTATCAAAATATATTCAATATGCAAAAAACAGGCAGGCCATTGCTTTTTGTGTGGATATTGATCATGCATATAATTTAAAATCATTTTTTACGGATCAGGGAATAAATTGTGAAGCAGTAGTTTCTGATCAGTCCAGATGTCCAAACAGATCTGAAATCATAGAAAAATTTCAAAATGGAGAAATTCAGGTATTAACAAACGTTAATATACTTACCGAAGGATTTGATTATCACGATGTTGGGGCAATTTTAATGGCAAGACCTACAGAAAGTGAAACACTTTATGTTCAATCTATAGGCAGGGGAACAAGACTTAAATCAGAAAATTACATCAATACGCACAATGATAATAAATGTATTGTTCTTGATTTTGTGGATAATTCAGGAAAACATTCGTTAGTAAATTCATGGACTTTAGAAGAAGATAAATCTATTGAAGATAAAATATTTATCCCTGAAAAGCATAGAAAAAAGCTTATAGAAGAAAGAGAAAAGAGGGAAAGGAAAATTGCTCTTCAAAAAGGAAAAGACAAGAAAATCGATCTATTAAAACTTCCTGAAGTAAAAGTATGGGATTCTCCGGCAATGGAAGATTCCGCAACTGAAAAACAGCTTGACTGGATTAAAAGGATTGGTTTATGGCAACCTGATGTTGAATACACAAAAGCAATGGCCAGTGAGCTTATTTCGTTTCAAAAATGCAATGGAGGTCAGCTTCTATTTCTTGCAATGCATGGATATGACATAAGTCGTGGCGCCACTTATGGTCAGTTTCAGAAAATAAAACAAAGTGTTGAGCGTAAAAATAAATTTAAAATGCAATAATATGTATATTATAGATGATAACATTGCAATTAAAGTTCACAATATTTTTGATAAGAATGATACTTTTAATATTTCTCTAAAAGCAAATTTACATCTTTTAAGAAGAGATCCATTTTTTAAAAATCATTCAGATGAAGAATTAAAAAGAATAATAAAAGAGTCTTACCAAGATATTGAAAATTTAATTGGATTTTACGATCAAAGAGAACAGTCTTTAAATATCGAATAAAAAAAGAAGAGGTTAAAAATGAAAGCTTTGAATGTCGGATATAATAACGCAGTATCTTTAGAGAAAGTAGTTGCCGTTATAAACGCCGATTCTAAACCGGCGCGCAGGTTAAAAGAGCGGGCTGAGCGAGAAGGCAGGCTGGTAGATGCCACAAGCGGGCGTAAGACCAGGTCTTGCCTTATAACAAGCAGCAACCATTTGGTGCTCTGTTCCCTTAATAATCAGACAATTTTACAGCGTATCAATGAACAGAGATCCTAAATTATTTATCTTATCCGGCCCCTCGGGAACGGGTAAAACCACTATCGCTCAGCAGCTTTTTCAGGATGTTAAAGGGCTGGCAAAGAGTATTTCATGTACGACAAGAGAGAAAAGGCCGGGGGAACAAGACGGCATAGATTATAAGTTCATAGATAAACAGAGCTTTAAAAAACTTATTGATATAGATGCTTTCCTTGAATGGGCCAAAGTGTTGGACAATCTATACGGCACTTTAAAAGAAGATGTTGCAAAACAGTTAAAGCTGGGTAATGATGTTATATTATGCATAGATGTTAAAGGCGCTATGCAGGTCCTCGCGAAAGAGCCCCAAGCGGTGGCGATATTTATAATGCCTCCAGATATAGAAGAACTGCGTACCAGACTGCTGGAGAGAGGAGGTAAGTTCGTGCTTTTTGGTCTTCTTGAAACGGGGTTCATATACTTTTACTGGGGCAACGCCCTGA